GCTCCATGGATGATGTCCCCGTTTTCGTCCAAGGCCCAGAACGAGGTTGTCCCCACCACTGTTCCTAGTCCGATAACGAAGTCGTCCGAAGAGTCGTCCAGCCCGATGTGATAGTCCTTGGAATTACCATCGAAGAAGATGGCTGTGTCCACGGCTTGCGCCTGGCCTATCGTCGTTTCCTGCCACGCGATCTCTCTCCAATAGGAATTCGTACAGACGTACTGCCTTCCACTTGGTAGTGAGATCAAAGGGGTATAGTTCGGGTCTTCACTCCCTGCCGTACAAGCTCCGAAAAGCCTTGGCAGATTGCGAGCTGAATCCTGTATATACCGACTAGGCGGGTTTACATAGATAGTCCTCGCACTGGAGTGATTCTCCACTCTTGTCCCTTCTTGGCCCCGAACCACTGTGAGACGATTGGTTGTGGAATTAACTGATACGATCCTCATCGCCTCAGCATTCACCACAGCAATGTCCCCAGCTTCAAAGCCAGAAACCGACGTGACATCAATGACAGTCTCTTCACCGTCTACCGCTTCAGCCAATGTTGTGGATTCCAAAGCGGTTTGCGATGTCCCTTGTGCCGACATGATCAGCAAAAGAGAGACCGATAGCACACTATTTTTTAATAGTCTCATTCTTGCCTCCATCCTTAGCTCGGTATTCTACAGGCCAGTTCAGGGTAAAGAGTGACCCAGCCATAAAGAACGTCCAAACGGGAAATAAAGTTATCAGTTGTGATGTCATAGTCGCTGATGATGCGAATAGACAAACCGGAATCCTCATCCGAAGCTTGACCTGCCTGGTCCGTGCCTCCCGGAAGCGGCAAACGTGCCATCCCTAGTGCAAAGGCATCCTTATGAAACGCCATTCCATTAGGAGCATCCGTTGATTCTGCCCCTAGGGGGACAACCGCTGCGTTATTCGCAGGGGATGCTGTACATGTTTGAAACTGTCCGCTAGGAGTCAAGGCTGGTGAGATCGGAATCGTCAGATTCCCAGAACCATCTGAACTGCTAGCCGCTGTAACAACGAACTGCTTCAGAACGCCTGTACTTTGACGATTCTGAGGGTTCACATTGTTGACACCAGCAAACGTGATGACATCCCCATCTGTCAGGACAGCAGTTGAATTAGCCCATCCATCAGTAATTATAGTGCTTCCCGTTTGAGAGGCCCCATTAACCAACGGAGTGCTACCTGTGGTGTAAACACCACTGGTATGCGTTCTGATGTTCTGGTCCATGTACCACTTGAAACCAGCAGCGATTCCCATTAACCCTTTTTTGTACTGTGACGAGATCTCAGTCGAGTCCTGAAACAGTCCATCCAAGGCATTAACAATTGTCGCTTCCATCTCAGGTGTTACGACCACAGATAGTTGATCATCTACAGGAGCAGCTTCCTCAGCTAGACGTTGCTTTGCCTGAAGGTAGGTCAGAAGCGCGGAAGGAACTGTAGCAGGTGTTCCGACTGCACTGGCAACGTCCTTGTACAGATTCAAACCATCATAATCTATCTTATTAGCGATAGTTGCGACGGCTGGCTGTAAAAACCGCTCTGAAAATTTGTCAATTGATAGAGCTAGATCTTTCGACGAAAACTGCAACCCTACGTTAAACTGAGTGTTCAACACGAGGGCAACAGATGTTTCTGTCGCATCCTCAATAGTAATGGTTGCACCTGTTGTACCCGCATACCGAGGGGGTTTACGAATATTCAGGGTGTCCCCTATCTTCGCCCCTTCACGGGCAAATTCAGGATCAAAATCTCGACGTACTAGCTTTGAAAATACAAGCTTATTGCGAAGAATACGCAACGCTTCCATCGTCATCATACTGGTTGTTAAAAGTGTATTTGCCATTTCATCTCCATGGTTGGGATCGCGATGTAGATCGAAGCTTCAAGCTTAAATCTTACCGGCCTCCCGTAATTTTTCGAACTCATTAAGCGTCCATCCTTCTGTGCGATTCACTGCTGCTGCTGATGAACCGACAGTTCTCACTGGCTTAGGAGCCCTACTCATTTTTTTTCTTTTTAGAGCTGGAGGGTTTGGATTGTTTGATTCCGAGCTTGAGCTAAGAATTTCCTTCTCGACATTCCATATCTCTTTGGCTGAAGCCATAGGAGATAAAGAAGCGATACGATCAGCTTCCGTAGTATTTTGAGACAACCAATACATAATCTCAGCTCCAACATCAGAATCTAACATGCATCCCTGCATGGACTCTGATATGTGAAGCATGTTGTTATCAGTAACCTCTTTAACCACCTGATCGAAATCCTTATACTTCTCACGCGCTACATCAGCAGACGATCTGAATTTCTCATCAAGAGCGTTTCTTTCCTTAGCTCTTATCCTATCCACAGCTTCCGCTTTGATCGCTTCCTTAATATCAGCCATCCTCGTTCCGTCTCTCCAGTTATCCCTGGCGTCCATATAGTCCTCATCGTCTAGATAGTCTTCACGACGAGGCTTACCGGACGCACTTTTAGGATCTTCTTGAGACTTCGATTGGACTGGGGCTTCTTGTTCGTTAAGTTCCTTTTCTCGTTCCTTTTCCTCAAAAAACCGGATGCGAGTCCGAAGATCATCATTCTCGCGTCGCGTTTCAAGACGATCACGAAGTAACTGATCTATACGCTTTTTTGTTTTCGGAGAGGAAGTAGGCGCTTCTTCTAAGTCCTCTGAATCCTTTGATACCCTCTCTGACTCCACAACTTCCGGTTCTTCCGACGCACCGGCGCTTTCAGGCTCATCGCCCTCGGAAAGATCTTCTTCTTGTGCCTGGTCTGAATTGTTATTCATTGGCACAACAGGGACTTCCACCCCGGCTGTTGTTAGTTCCGCTTCCTCGGCACCTAGAGAAGCCATGGCTTCCTGAACCTCGGCCTCGGTGTCCGTTGTAGACGCGACTTCTACATTACTCATTTTGCTATTCTCCTTTTAGAATTAATCTCAGCGGAGTTTCTGTAAATTTCATATCATTTATAGTCTTCCCAAAAATACCTATCATTCATCTACCTTCCAGTAGGCTCAGGGCCAACCCCGGGGACTTCAGTAGGCTCCGGTTTCAACGCTAGCTGACTCAGGCTCTCACGGACGGTATCTATCTCTAGCTTTAAGGCTGTGATGGACTCTTCAGAACCCAGCTTCGCTTCTGTAATAGCTATGTCAGATTGAACCTTCATGGTCTCAATTCGCTCCCTACTAGCCAATTCAAGAGTTTTGTTCTCTTTTTCATCCTGCAAGATGTTTAGCTGTTGTGTCAATGCTTCATGCTGTTGCATTAAAGCCGCAAACTGAGACTTAATCTTGCCCACATCTTCCTCATCACCCTGTTCAAACTCAGGAAACTTACGAACAAGCAGCTTCTTTAATCTTTCTGCTATCTCCTGCGCTCCAGGCCAATCCATATTCTTAACCAGTAGATCTCCAGCTACCTCGACCAGCATGGGGTATGCCTGGGTAAGCTCAACCATAGACCGTACCGCCTCTTGACGTTTAGAACTAAAGGATGGCCCCACATTTATCGTAACATCGTACTTGCCAACGCCGATGTTAAAGATCTTTTCTATGCCCCCACGCTCACCATTCAAATTCTCCACAGGAACCTCCATAACCGGGGCTCCATTAGGATCGCTGGTAATTCTCACCGACTTCCCTTCGTCATCTTCTCCAATAATCCTGGCAATGCGGTCTGTGTCATAGATCTTAGGAATGATGTCCACTAGTATCCTACCCACAAATCGAATGGACCGAGCTAGGTTATCTGCATAATTATAAGTGGCTATATCCCCTTCTCTCTGTCTGGCCCTTATCGCCACTCCAGAGGTCTCATTCCCTTTAGCGCCAAGACTGGCATCATAAATCCCCATTACCGATTTTAGATCCTCGGATGACATGATTCTTGCGTGAGCAATGGCCTGAATGGGGGGTTCTATGGCATTGCGTACAGGAGGTCCGACCGGATTGCCCTTCACATCCACCGGATTGTACTCAAGGTAGGCAAAATTCACCCTATTGGAAGCCTCGTACCGTTCTTTAAACCCTTCAAACTGCCCTGCCGCCCCAATCCATGGGGCTTTAGGTGCCAAACCAATGGATTCCGCCTCAGCCGAAGCCATATAGTTATACATTCTCTGAGGGTCTTTGGAGTTTCTGACCATTCCGAAGACATCCCGCTTCCCATCTACCATTATTTCTTCTCCAACGACAGGAACAATAGGGATACACTTGCCAGGCCACTCTCCTTCTTCGGGATGCTCGGGAGAATAGCCTTCAATAACCTCAACAGCATTGATAAGACTTGATTTTACTGTCTTAATCTCTACATCCCTCTCTTGCAGGATCACTATATCCGCATCTTTAGGGATATCATCCTTCCAATCCACTCCTTGAGTCCCGTCAGGACGCTCATACATACATCTGGCTCGTTTTTCTGCAAGAACCTGCCAGTATTCCGCCACTCTTACCGTTTCCCGGGAAGCCCAACCACCCATATTTCCCGTGGAAGTGAACTCTGTCAAGGAAGCCAACTCGGAATCAGGATATTTCTCTTCATAATCCTTCCGACTAAGCTCCTCTACCACAAAGGCGTATTTCATGTCAGAGCGATCTGGCAGTTTTCCGTAATCACAATAGACGGTGAACGGATTAATCACCCAATGAATCCTGGGCTCCAGGTCGAATGTCTCATCATCGACATATTCCGTTAGAATGCGTATATACCCATGACCCATGCGAGCCTGATAGTCACTAGCGGTATCGTAAGCCACGTCCGCATCCGAAGAAATCTCAATATGCCGAATAACTCCCTGCAATATTTCAGCAACTTCAGGATCTCCCTTGTCATCCACTGGTGAAACTTGGGTAGCGTATCGATTCTGCCTCTGCTCATTCGTAACCTGCTTTAAGAACTGAGGTATCCTGTTGATAGTCAGGCATGGTCTCCCAGAACTCCTTCGGTCTGACTCTACGCCCTTGGGCCATTGGCTTCCGAGAGAAAACTTTAGATCTTCCAGAGCCTTAGAGCGTATATCCTGCTCTTCCTCGGAAATTCTTCTCCATCGACTGAAGGCTTCCTCCAGAAAATCCCTAACGCTTACCCCAGACTCATTCGATTCCTTGGATTCCCCAGAATAACCTTCTTCGTAAATAGCCATATTTACCTGTATGTCTTAGGAAGACTTAATTTGGGTTTATTCTTTTTCTTAGGAAGGTTTTTGCGAGTAGTCGATGCGTACTCTCGGAGCTTTTTCTTGCTCATCTTTATCTTTTTCCTGAGCTTCGAAGGATGATGCAGAGCAATAGCCATGTACATCTGTTGAGCACGGCTACGCGCTGGCATGTCTAGCCCCTGATCGAATAACCTTACGAAGAGCTTTAGACTCTATCTTACGCATTCTCTCTCTGGTCACACTGAACCTATTGCTTACCTCCTCTAAAGTCCTATCCTCATAGCGCATCTTTAGAACAACCTCTTCCCTGGTAGTCAGGAATAGACCTTTCTCCTCTTTGTACATCATACCAAGTCTACCCTATGAACTATGACATCCATGATCCTTCTTTGAATCCTCCAAGTCTGTATGTAGCCTGGTCTATGCGTTTTACCACCACCGGCATCGCAAAAGTCAGAGCCA